TCTGAGATACGGTCAGTACGGAAACGATCAATGTCGAGTACGTAAATGTTATTCATGTGGTCTACACCTACTACAACAATAGCTGTGTAGTCGGCCTTCTTCGAGAGACTGAATGCAAAGTCAATAGATGCTACAACATTCAGCTTACGATCCTTGTAGAACCAGTAGCCACTGTCCTGTGTGAGGTGCTTACGTTCGTAGTACTGGAACTTAGTACGGTCTACAGGTACGTTGTCGGGGTCACTAGGATCGTTGTAGTACTGTGCTCTGAACTGAGACTTGTCTAAGTACTGCCCACGTTTTTTAGCTAAAATCTGCATTGTAAAGCCGAAGAACTTACCGTCCTTACGTTGCTGCTGAGGCCACAAGAACTCACCAGTCCCATCACCCCGATCCTCTACTGCTCTCTCGAACACTTCGTAGATCTGTTCCTCAGATACCTTGTTACCTTCGTTGTCGTATTGATCTTCAGTCATCTGCATCAGATCATTGTACAAGTCAGACGGATGGTAACGAGTTCCTACAATCCATTCCTTGGCGTTAGCCCCTTCGATGGAGGAGAGGAGTGAGTACTGGCTCTTAACCTTTTCTCTTCCCTCATTTGTATAAGCATTCTCATATACAACAACATCGTCAAGGACAGCAATGTCGCAGTGCATACCAGTAAGAGAAGTGGTAAGACCTCCAGTAAAGACGGATGGGTCACGGACGTTTTCCTTCTTACGTGCTGGGTGGTCTAACATAATCTCTGAGTTAGTCCACTTAGTTCTCTTACCTTCCTCTTTGTTTACATGCTCAGGCCAGTAACGACGATAAGTCTCAGAGGTAAGGATAGACTTAATGAAGCCTAGTTGTTTCTCTGCTAGGTTAGCTGTAGCTGAGATGTAAAGGATACGAAGGGTAGGGTCTTTAGTTAACTCCCAAGCTACACGGTAGGCTACAAGCCTAGACTTACCGTGGTCACGAGGGAACAACAGAAGCTGGTGTGTCTTGTGGTTAGGTCTAGTCCACCATGAACATACGTCCTCGTGTGCTTGACCTAGAATCTGCTCAGGTGCTATCAGCTTAATGAATGTGGCTAGATCACTCTCAGCTGCAAGCCTAATCTGATCTAAAGTTACACTCATTTATTACTGATATTCCATTGTTTAACTACTGAGTCCATGCCAAAGGCTGCACCAGCAAATGTAAAGATAGGTAGGTTTAGTACCTTTACAGCTTCACCTGCTAAGGAGTTTCCGAAGAACACCCACAAGCAGATCAACGATAGTAGAACTGTTAGAAGCAGGGAGGCTACTTCCCTCTTGTACGTCTTGCTTTGTGTCATCCAAGTATTCCTTTACGGTAAACGATGGACAAGCCTTAGCAGCTACTTCATTGTGTCCACGTATTTTAGCATCTTTATGTTTAGTGGTCAAGTCATCAAGAAGTTTATCTAATGCTTTTCTTTGTAAGTCAGTGAAGTGATCTTCAAACTTATCTGTAGATGCACCACCGTGGCCTCCTACAAGACAGATACCGATGCTGTTAGCATTGTGACCCTTGACGTGAGCACCAACCTTCTCGACTGGTCTGCCTACACACACGTCACCCTGGCGGTCAACTACAAAGTGATAGCCGATACCTGACCAACCGTTAGCCTTGTGCCACCGATCAATCTCTTCTACCTTCTGCTTACAGCTACTAGCAGCCATCCACTTAGGTTGTGTAGCTGAACAGTGAACAAAGATTTCTGTGATTGTACGCATTATAGGTTATCCTTTAAAGTACATAGCTGCTACACCAGCTGCTACAATCCAGAAGATTCTCTCAGCAAACCTGAGCATCTGGCCGTTAGTGCTTGACTTACTCTCAACAAAGCTTACTCGTTCTTCCATACTATTCTGTCTTTTGTCGTAGGCGTCCATACGATTAAACAAAGTAATCATCCTTTCTTCCATACGAGCAAGAGACACAATGGCCTCTGACATTTGGTCTAGCTTAGATTCAATTCTTTCTAAACGTTGTTCATCAGACATTGTGTTATCCTGTTAGTCAAGAGTAGTATTTTTATTGTACGAATACGTCTTTAGCACCGAAGTCACGGTTGTCTGAGATACGAATAACAACTGTACCTGAGGCATAGCCACTTACTGTTGCACGGTAAAAGACTTCCTCAGCATCAAAACCTACGCCTTCGTAGTTGCCTGTGAATGTGTCTACAGCAAACCAGTCAGTCTGGTTCCAGCTACGTTCTACAGTGACTGTAGCAGCCCATGTACCTGACAAGGAAAGGTTGAAGTGACCTCTGATTTGTAGTTGGTCTGTGCTACCGTTAGCAGCTAGGGATGCAGTTACGTTAGCCATTAGACTTCTCCCTCAACCTTAGAGGCTGCATAAGCTGCCTTGGCTGTGGTAGTGAACACTGCGTTAGCCAGTACTGCAACGTCAGTACCCTCACCAGACAGGTCAGCATCAGGCGTCAGCACATGGCGGTGGAATGTACGAGAAATCTCTACGTCATCCTCTGCAATGATTGTTGCTGTTCGTACCTGAACCACTGGATAACCAGCAGCTAGTTGCAAGACCTCGATCTTGTCGTTGATAGTTGTTTTAGTAAGAGCCATTTTTATCTCCTTGGCTTTAGCCTGTTAAGGCGTTTAGGACTGTCCATGCTCGAAGCACATTAGATAACTATATAACTCACATTGTGTGGCCCACCAGATGCAGAAACATTTGCAGCTACTGCAATCACCATTGACCCTTGTGATTGTGATACAATGTATGGATTTCCATTTGCTGCGTCAGTTGTTCGTGCAAACAATGAAATGCCAGTTTCATAGCCACGGATATTGGCATTTGTAATTGTAAATGTATCACCAGCAGTTGCACCAGTTATAGCTTGGCTTCCAGACATACTATCAGTTGATACTTTTGTCCCACGAACAATGACGTCAGTTCCAGAATAATCTAGGCCAACATTAGTGTTACCATCTAGCTTGCATCCAGTCACAATGCAGTCGTCACTTGCTCCAAGTTCAATTCCATTATCTGAATTTGAAGAACAAGTCACATTTGTGAAGCAAGAATTATCCCCACCAAAGACATTAACACCAGAGCCATTTGTTGCATTTCTAAAGTTACAGTTAGATACAACAGCACTTGCTGCACTATCTGAAATATTCAAACAGTGGTTGTATGCTGTATCAACATTACAATTTGATAATGTAATTCCAATAGAGCTGCCGCCAATGGAAATACCATTGTGTGATGTTCCAGATGTGGCACTGCGTCCAGCATTATAAATAGTAATGTTGGAACCACTGCTATAACTTGCAGGTTTTCCAGTGTGACCAAAATTTACACCATTCCCGTAAGTGTTATCATAGCTTGTGATATTTGAAACAGATGAATATTCACTGTCTAAATTAACACTAGATGCACCACAGTTATAAACTGTAATGTTATCTATAGAATTGTGCTGCGCCGATGCTCCAGAAATAGATGCTGCTGTCCAGCTATGGAGGCCATCGCCGTATGCAATAATGTTTTGGATAGAACAGTTTACAACAGTTCCATTGAAATAAAGACCTTCACGTTGCCAGTTCTTTAACAGAATATCTTTAATCACACATGATGTGGCGTCTTCAATTACAACACAACCAACGCCAGCAGCAGTTGGCTCAGTGTTGGAGTATTTGTTATTTCCAATCTTATACACTGATACTTCACAGTCAGTAACATTAGTCAGTTTAATCAAGCCTTGGCGATCATTGGTTTGATTAGATGCGTTACCATCAAGTTCACCATCTCCAGTGATGACAATGTTTGTATTACCTGAAACTGCATCAGAGTTTACAAGCATCACTGCATCATTAGATTGACCACTCTTGAATGTCAGAGTGCCACTTATAATAATTTTTTTATTAGACGGAATAGTAAGCTGATCCGTGTAGAAAGTCCCACTTGGAATTAAGATATTTTCACCAGCATTAATTGCTGCTTGAATTGCTGAAGTGCTATCAGCCCCGCCGTCAACAGCACCAAAATCGACAACATTAGTTATTGATCCACTTATCATTCGGTTGTAAACTTTTGTTAAGCTCATATCACTCTCCTTTAGGCAGCTTCATACTGTCCTGAAATTATGATTGCACCAGAAGTATCTAGTGAAACAGCAGACACAGAGCCGCCCCCAGTAGGTGCTTGTTGAAGTGTTACAGTTGTAGATGCCTGTAGAACAAGAGGTGTAAGATAATTACCAGCAGTCAGTGATATATTATTTGGACGTGCGGAACATACACCATACCAGTTACTTCCATTAGCTGAAGAAAATGGCAATCCAGACACATTCATGTTTCCAGAACCAGTGTGTGCAGTCCATTCAATGTAAATATTAAAACAGACACGATTGCCTATCTTTGTGTATTTTCCAATCTGACCATTAGCAACATATGTTCCAGTTCCAGATGTAGATGTGCCGACAATAGTCGGAGTAAACGTCCCCTCTTCATAGTCATCGAACAGTTCACTTGCGCCAGTGCCAGAGGTGGCAGAGAAGTCGATGCCTTTGCCGTTGGAAACAATTAAGTTTCCAGCAAGTAAGTTTGCATTTCCATTAGTTTCAAGGCGTAACTTTTCACCGCCGCCAATATACCAATGGAATGGGCCACTTTCACGGTTTGTGAAATAAGCATCATTCCCTGCGTAAATAATATCAAAACCATCTGTAGCAGTTGTGCCTGATCCAGTATGGCTAAACTTCATATTAATATACGTTCCAGATGGATCGTTTACATGCAGCCTTCCAACAGGATCAGCAATGTTTACCCCTAACCATTCAGTGTTGACCGTATCTCCAACAGTAATATTTTCTGGGGTAGCATGACCCCCATCAATAGCATCACCAGAAATACTATCATTGGGAACAGTCACAGAACCATCAACAGATAAATCTTGAAAAGTTGGGTTGCGTCCGAATATGCCACCTTGTTGTTTAATTGTCATATTAAGTCCCCTTATTGAATGGTGTAACCATCGTTATCAACGACGAAGAAGTTAAAGTAAGCAGGGTTTCCATTGACCACATTAAAATTAACATCAAACGATGTGCCTGTATAATTATCAATCCAATAACCACCAGCTATCAATGTGGCTCCAATACCATTTGTTGGAACAATCAAAACGACTGGACGTGGAGCAACATCACGGGTCGTGTTGTTGAAGTTAAAAGACACTGTTTTTGTAGTTGAAACAGATGTTGTGATATTAAATGCTCCTACGTTTTGAGGCATTGAAACGTATCCAATCCCAGCAAGATCACCACGGAAACTTAGGGATCGACGTGTTGTTGTAAGGCCGCCGTTATAGTGAGAAAAAGCTTGAGATACTCTATAATCAGATGGCTCCCAAATTGTGCGAAGATCATTTGTGTAAGTTGCTCCACCAACAGTTTGTTGGAACCTTTTAATATCAACAACACCTTCCTGAGTGTCACCAAAATAATAATCATCTAGCACACCATCTCCAAAGCCAGATGTGTTGATTGATCTAATTCTGTTTTGGGTATCACCAGTGGTTATTTCATTGATGTCAGTGTAATACCAATTATCTAAAATTACTCTAGCATATTGACTAGAGCCAAGTGTTAGCTTGGTAGTGGCATTAGTTAAGTGAGGTGCAGTTAGCTTTACTTGAGACCACTCAATCTTAAATCCTTGATCTACGGAAGCACCAATATGAAGCTGGTTGACCTCATTTCCAGCCATAAGTGGGAAGCCATTGCCGTATGCCTCTGAACCATTAAACTCAACAGCTACCCCATTTCCAGAACCGTCATAGACAAACTCAAACCAAGCGCCATCAATTACCGTATCTTTTGTAATACCAGTAACATACATACCAATAGGATGGTCAATCTCTGTGCTGCTAAATTGTGTGTAGTCAATTCCCTTATAAGAGAATGTTTTAGTCACATCAAAGTTTGGATTTGGGAGCCAAGATGTTCCGATCTTATCAATGTTCGGGTTAATAATTTTGCACGTTTGAACATCTAAATACATACCAATTCTGTTACATGACTGAGCATCACAACGAATAACTGTGTTTAGATTGAAGCCATTTCCAGAACTGTTACGACCAAAGATTATCCCAATGTTGGAATTAAGAACTTGGATGTTCTCGAAGAAAGAAGATGCACAACCAGTAATAAAAAGGCCGACCTCTTTCGTTCTGTATATCGCCAAATTCTTAAACGAACTCAGGGCAATATAATTTTCTGTGATTGCGTTGGTTAATCCAAAGTCTACGGTGTAACCGCCATTGAGAGACAAGTCCCTAATCTCTGTTTGTTGAACATCCGTGCTAGATGCAAAGGCAACGCCTACCAAAGAAATAAGTGCAGCCATTGTTGTTGTTGATTTGATAACTGTAGCTGACATGCCAGCACCAATTAACTGAGTGCCACCATAAACAGATAATGGTGATGAAATTAAATAACTACCAGCTGGAATGTAAACAGGAAGTTGGCCAACTGATCTTGTTGGGCCTGATCCGGGATTATATGTATCTGACGATATGTTTTGATATGCATAATCCAAAGCCGCCTGAATAGCCGCAGTGTCATCTGTCACGCCATCACCGACAGCACCGAAGTCTTTGACCGATACAGTCTCTTGCAGCTTAGCTTCTACAGTTGTGTTGACAGCACCTGTGCCACCTTGGTTGTAACCTACGTTAGCTGCATCAGTACCTGCTACATCCAAAGAACGGGCTACAACAATCTCAATGTCAGCATTAAGGGGAGGAGCCTCAGAGAATGTCAGGGTAGTCCCTGAGATGCTGTAGCCAGATTTGTTCTGGTACACACCATCAATGTAGACTTGAGTGTTGTCTTTAATGAATGCTTGGTATGTAGTGCTGTAAGCTAGAGTTGTACCGTCACCTGTGTGGTCAGTAGAAAACAAAGTAGCCCCTGAAGCTGCAAGGCTAGAGGAGCTTACAAGTACACCATCCAAACGTAAGGCTGAAGCATTGACTACATCAGCATTAAGGATGTCGTTAGAGTTCATGTCAAGGTCAGCACCCATAGCATTAGGTGTGCTACCGTCCAAAGACAAAGTATTGTCGAACCCTGCTTGTAGGTTCTCGAAGTTAGAGTTCAATGCCTGACGACTGTAGTAGCCTGAAGCAATAGTTGTAATAGCTGGCTTCTTTGCCATAGTATTATTCCCTTTACCTGTGGTGGGAGTTACATTAGTTCAGTTTATTCAGGCCGAGCCGTTCAGCCTCTTCACCTAAGAGCTTCATGGCCTCACGGTCCATGTCCTGCTCTTCTTTCTCTTGTAGCTTCATCTTAGACTTAGATGCTGCTTCCTTCTCAATCCAACCTCTCTCCAGTAGGAGCTTAGCTGCTGTAAAGGAACTACGACCACCTTCCTTCATCTCAGAGGCAATAGCTGAAATAGCTTCAGACTTAATCTTGACTTCAGCTTCTCTACGCCATCTTGCGATGTAAGGCTTCAACTGAGGTGCTTCTCTTAGAACTTCCCAGACATGCCAGTTACCAAAGATAGTCATACCGAAGGTATACTCAGTTGGGTCTTGAGGGACTAAGTTGCGGTAGAGCTTAGCAAGTGACATGTAGGTTCTACCGTTATGCTCAACATCTTCATCCTTGAGTGTAAAGATCACATGCTGCAAGTTATCGTAGCTAAGTTCATAGAACAAAGATTTAGTTCTTACTACACCCTTGATGGTCTTAGTGTACTCAGTTCCGAAG